TGCATTGCCTGTCAGGGCGAACTTTTTCATTTAGAGCATGAAAATATGGCTGTAAAAAAAACCATTGTGCAGGAATTCGTTTCAGAGAAGTTTTTGCAGAATTCCATCATTGACTGGCTGAATGCCAACACTTCGGGCATGTTTTGGCAAAATGATTCAGTGGGAATCAGGGGTCGTAAGCGGTGCAACAGGTATCGACCGAATGGCGTTTCGGATATCCTTGGGGTTATTTCTGGGCAATTTGTTGCTATCGAGGTGAAAAGCCCAACCGGAAAACTTCTAGAATCACAACTGCAGTTTTCTCAGAGGTTCAGGCGCGCAGGCGGGGAATACTACGTCATCCGTTCCCTAGAAGACTTGACAGAACTCGCTAAGATTTCCGGCTGGATTTGAAATCATTCTCAACGGTCGCCGCAAAGGCTGCGTCTAGTGCTTCATTAAAAGAAACCCTAGTCCATGTTTTTGTTTTATCAAAAATAAGACTATGCTCAACTGCGACCAAAGCCAGGACAGCGAAGAATCGGTTATCGGTGATCCGATCTAAGTCAATGTCTATCATCTCGCCTCTGCGATTCGCTTCCAGCATGTCAGACAAAGATCTTCCCGACGCTACCACAGCCACAAGCCAAGCTATGTTTCGGATCTGAGTTGATTCGAACAACACGCATTCAAATTTTTCCACGGTTAACCTCGATTTGGAGACGCTTTGGTTTTGAGTAATCGAAACTCAGCCATTGTTCTATTATCCATTTTTGAAAAGTCTTCTCCGTACATTTCCGACGCTGTCTTTTGTGCTCTTTCAGCAGCTTGTATCAAGTGGGAGTCTTGATTTGGGTCAAGCTGAGATTTGTAATGGAAAGGGCTAATAGGTTTATTCCAAAGAGATGCAAGCATGATTGCTGTGTCTGAATAGTTCCGTATTTCATAAAGAAAATCTGCCATTTCATCCCCGAATTTTTCGATCATGATTTTTTCAATTTCTCTAATCATACCCATTTTCGTTAAAAAATGTTCAGCTTGCCAGTAGTCTGCCCCTACTTCCTCAGCCAAGGACGCGACGGACACAATTTTTTCCGCCGTTGGATTTTGTTTAAAATAAAATGCTTCTTTCAAATACTTGGATGGGCATTCTGGCCATAGCTTAAGAACTTCCTGAGAAATCTCATCTTTCATGTTTATCTTCTTCATGAATCTATCCTCATTTCACGATTTCCAAATGGCGTTTAACTTGCTCAACTTTTTCTTCAGGCTTTGAGTTACCCAACAGGATATTGATGATTTGATGCTGCATTGTGACCAATGTTTCGTGCCTCTTCTGGGCACACTCCCGCTCTTGTCTGACTTCGTTTTCAAGCTTTGCGATCTTTTCAAGGGCCAGCATATTTATTGTCCGTTCCTTATGAAGTTGGTTATGGGTGTGTTCCAGTATTTCTTCTAACATTTCTATTGAACTTCCTGAAAAATCTGTTTTTTAGATTTCACTTCTTCACCAAGTGAAGCTTGATTTCCTTCTGCTCTTCTTCGGGCAGCTTTTTTTCAATTCGAGACAGGAAGGCTCGCAGCTCGTTATGCCGCTTTTCTGCTGCCTCGCGTTCTTCCTTAGCAAATTTTCGTTCTTCCTGAAGTTCGGCCATGAGTTTTTTTATCATTTCTTTGTCATCGTTCCTTTTTGGCAGCCTTGGTTCTTTGAAGTAAAGTTTCGATCTGGAAATTATTTCGCTATATTCATTGGGTAAAATGTAACTTGCCTCTTCTAGGTCGCCACGAGTTTTGGAAAAAAATTCATTTGACAGCGTCACTGTAAATCTCTTCTGGCTTGAAATTAGACCACTTTTGCGAAGTTTCTTCAGCGAATGTGAAATATGCGTTTTTGCGATTCCCGTCAACTGAACTAATGCCGTGATAAGGGTTTGTCGCCTCTTACCACCTTTATATTCCAAGCAATTAATTTCAAAACCTTGGTCCATCTTGGAGACAAAGATAGCAAGGATAAGCCTTTCGTGGGTTGATGCTTTGCACAGGATATAAAAAACATCTACGTGAGTTTTTAGGTAGGCCATGCTAGAAGTCCTTCTGTTACTATTTTTCGAGCCAGATGTGTATGCATAAAGGTTACTGAGCCTGGCATTCATCTGGTTTTTTTATTACGACGTAGCTTATATAGGCTATAAAGTTACATGAATTTGTAACATTTAGGGCCTAGAGTTACAGCTATATGTAACTTTTATCGTGTTTAATATATTAATATTATTAAGAAATGTATTCTCCCCCTATTTATAGAATCTAGGTCTTTGAGGTGGTATCTCGAAGCCGCCGAAGGCAAGGTCGGAAATCCGAAACCCCCAAAATCCAAAAATGATCGGTTCATTTTGGACGCTTCCCTTTTTCGCCGTGCTTCAGGTTTGTTTTCTACTCAAAAAGTGCATCCCGGTAGTCCCAGGTTCCGCCGAGCTATCGAGCGCTAAGCGCGCTCTTGCCGCTCGCCGGCTTAGGTGGCCCTTGGCCTGGTTCGATCAAAAGCAGGAAACCCAAGGAACCAAGAAAAAATGAAGACTGGGGGGGCAAAAAGCCAGTAAGCGATCAGGTCGTGGGGGGCGAGCAGCCCCCCTTGGAAAATAGCGCGTTGCGTTATGGAGTTTTCAAAGAGCAGGAAAGCCAAGACTTTGCTGGGAACTTCGGAGGTTTTCAAATAAAAAACCCCCACACAAAAATGATGAATGATGTTCTAACAGCCCATATGGACCATGTAGGACCAAAGTTCATCGAACATCCCTGGGTATACCGGGAGCTTTCCTTTGATCATCGGGCGATACTCAGACTCTTCGGCAAAGAGGAAGAGCCTGCCCAGGTCTGCACCCGGATGCTTTCGCAGAAACCTATGGGCGGCGTTGTTCGCCGTTCTCCAGTCATACCCCCCATTGCCCGAGCGCTTGTAGACCCATTCGAGCCGAACAGCGAAAGCAATTGCATCACTTGAGAGCGATGGCCCGGCCGGTCGTTCGTCGAGATTGCCGCGTAGGGCATCATTCATCATTGGGGGGGTAGAGGGTTTTTCTTTTCCCGGGAAACCCGGCATAGCCATAATGGCTTTAAATACTGCCTGGCGCTCAGCCGGTGAAAATGCGGCCAGGAGCGCGACGAAGTTATCGACGAGTAACTTATTCACCTTCCCCTGCTCAGGCGACCCTTGACCCATTTCCGGCGATCCTTCGCATAGTTCTTCTCGGTTTAGCATTTCGTGCAGCTCCACTCGACGTTCCGATGGTCTATGCCGCTCCCATTGCACCATGAGCAAATCGACCGCGTTGGTTCGGCGTGATGCCCGATTGCACGCTGAACCTGCTTTAGCAAGCCAGCACGCTTTTGTGAGCGCAGAAAGGCATTGAAATAGGCGATCGCGGTACCTCGTTTTCTACCCTTTGCGACGTATTCCACTGCGGCGTGGCTATAGCCCTCAAAACTGCGTAGCTCTCCCACCACGCGATCTGAGGGTATAATGGCACTGGTTTTATTGGCCGCCTCGTCCCAGGCCACGCAATAGTATTTCCTATTCAACTTGACGCACCTGTATATGCCAGTTTCTCTTATTATTTCCATCGGCTTTTTCTGTGGGATCATTTTTGGACGCCTTTCTATGTGGCTGTTATGGGGCATGAAAATCCTTATACCGCAATCCTGATGCAAAAAAAAGCTTTTCGATAGCCTGAAAGGTTGGTATAACAATGGCTACAGCGGTTTTTAGGCTCGAAATATCTTTGGAAAGGGCTACTTGTATGAGTTTGGCGGCGACGAAAAGCGCAGATTCAGGTTCGATAGGGGTGTGGCAAAAAGATCAACCACTAAGCATTGGTGTTTATAATGACGTACCATTTTCAGTGTACAACTCGCTTGATGCACTTCGGTCAAGCCAGGTGAAAATGCTTCTCGAAGGCCCTCCATGCGATTTGAAATGGAAACTTGATAACCCTGAAACCAGCCGAACACCTTCACTGCTGGCAGGCGAAATCCTGCATGCAATGATTTTGGAGCCTGAAACGATCGACGGGCGGTTTGTATTTGAAAAAGAGCCGCTTATTGATAAGACGAAGCTTGTAAAAAACGGTGGTTCCAAAGAAAGCTGGGATTCCCTCAAAGCTGAAGCGGAAAGTCGCAAAGCTGAACTTGTCCCCTACGATATTTATTCAAGATGTCTTGCGATGGCCAAAAACGTCCGTTCCCATCCTTATTTCGAGAACATCGAAAAGTTTGCCCGTAAGGAACTGACGCTGGTGGCTGAAATAGAAGGCGTTCTGTGCAAGGTCAGGTTCGATGCTCTTCTCTACGGAAAGACCATGGGGGGAATTATTTTCGATATTAAAACCACGCGCGAAAAGCTCACGCTGCGAAATATTGCAAAGGTAATTATCGACTACAATTATCAGCTCTCAGCCGCAATGTATGTCGAGATCGGCAAGGCTCTTGGCCTTGACATTCAGGGATTTAACTGGATTTGGGTCGAGAATCAGGCTCCCTATAATGTCCGCCTTACCTCTGCGAACCCTGATATGCTTCAACGTGGCCGCAAAGAGTTCTACGAGGCTCTGGCAGTTTTCAAACGATGTTGCGAGACAGGAGACTGGGGAAGCTACCCGACAGAAATCGAAGAGGTAAGTCTTCCGCCCTGGTATGAGAGCAGAACCTATCCTTTTGGAGCCATATCATGACAATCACACCCAAAGCAGCTGCTGGAAAGCCAGCGACAGCGCAGACAGCGTTGCAAGTAAAACGCCCGAATGAAGATCATCTTATGAGTCTTATTACAGGCGATGATATGAGAAACCGCCTTAAGAAACTTTTGACGAGTCCGGCAATGCTCGATCGTTTTATAGGCATTATGACAGGAGCAATGAAAAGCACCCCGCGACTTGCCGATTGCACGCCTGCCAGCGTCGTAGGGGCTCTGCTGCGGTGCGCATCTTTGAGGCTTGAACCGAACACACCAGCCGGCCAGTGTTTTCTTATACCCAGACAGAATAAGGCCGGTGTCTGGGAGGCCTCCTGGGAGCTTGGCTATAAAGGGATCATTGACCTTGCCTATCGCGCTGGCATCAAAGTAATCAAAGCCAAAGCAATATTTGAGTTTGATACCTTCGATATCGACTATGGAAGATCTAAAGGGATGGTTATCCATAAGCCATACCTCTTGGGAGATAGAGGAAAAGTGATCGGCTATTGGGCTGAATGGTGCGATGCCGATGGCAATGGCGACGTTCTGTACATATCTGTGGATGAAATTAAAAACCATGCGCAAAAATATTCAAAATCTTATAAATCGGAATATAGCCCATGGAATACAGCGTTCGATCAAATGGCGCTCAAGACGGTAGTCAAGCAGGTGCTGAAGTTTGCACCGCAGTCTATCGACGATTTACGCAATGCGGACAATGATGATGGCGGCATCATTATTGATAATGAGACTGGCGAAGTGGCAATGCTGAGCCAGAAACGTCGGGCTGAAAACCTGCTAAAAGCCTCGCCAGATGAATTCGCAATTGATGCAGAGCAGAGCCGTGAAACTGATCAGCAGTCAAGCGCCGATAACGACGAGCGCCAGCGCATGGAGATCTTTAGTAAGGTCGAAGAAAAGATATCTGAGATTCTTATGGCTCGTGGCGGTGGGCCTGACGTCAAAGCTGAGATAGAACATAAGATTGGAATTACATTCGATAAGCTAGAGTCTCAGCCGATTAAAGTCCTGTTGTCAGTATTTCAGGTTTTAAAAGGTTTTTAAAAGATCGGCTGGACTTCCGGCCAATGGCTGTCCTAAATTCCAGGCTGTTTGGAAAAACAAAAGCTAAGCAAATTCTTGTTGCAGTAGGGGCAATCTCTCATCTGCATCTTTCCACACAGGAGTTATAATGGCACAGCCTACTGATTTTCAGCTGAATTTTGTTTCGGACATTGAAGCAGGGACCCGCGCTTTAATTGCCCAAGGCACGCAGGTAACTAAAATTTCGCAGGTCACTGACGCGGCTGGGCGCGACTTGGTCGAGGTTTCCCAATTTGCCGGGCGCTTCGTGGATCTTGGGCATTGGGCACTCATTGAACGCTTAGCCAAGGCATTTTTGTCGGTAAACTTGACACCTTTGTCGATAGCACGCGCCTTGGAAGCTATGGCAAAACATGCAGCAAAAGATGAGGCCCCAGAAATCGATTCTGAACCCTTGGAACTTGAGGTGCGTATTCCGGTTGAGGCGATCGAGTCGAAAGCCTTAGAAGTCCAATACGAGACCGAGGCGATGGAACCTAGCTATTGTCCGACCATTCCTGAGCCGGAAGAGCTTTTGTGCGACGTGATAAAGATGATCAGCCAATTACCTCAACCGCTGCAACGCAGAAAAGTGGCGGGCATGGCTGCGAATTGGTTCGGGGTAGGGGGATAATCTGCCAATCTCCGACCCAGGAGATATATCCATCCACAAAGTTTCCTTTGGAGAAAGTTTGATGAAAAACATTTTCGCTGTTCTATTGCTGGGAATGCCGCCAGTGGCGTTCGCAAATCCCACGCCCAGAATGCTTTTTGAGAAAATTGGCAGCGCCGTTATAGAAAAGTATCCAAATATTTCAGAATTCGAAGTCTGTATCGAATCGGATTGCGAAACATTTTTCCAGGCCGACATCCCGCGTAAGGCAGGAAATGGACCAGCAGCGTATGCTGATCCAAGTCAGGTCGGTGGAATAGGAGACGCGGTAAGCGATATCGTCGGCAAGGCTGCCAAGTTTGTCGGGGTAGGTGGTCGCATTGTTGTAGATTACGAAAAAAAGGCCGATGGATCTACTAAGGTTCGCGTCGAAGCATCTTTCGGCACCGGTACTGGCGCAGCGGCTGGTGCATCGAGTAGTAATCCAGACATTTCGGACAAATAATTTTTCAATTCGTGATATAACCCAAGCCATATAGACACGAAAGAGGGAACGGCAGACAACCATAGTGGAGCATGCGGATGCAAAAAGAGAAAAGGTTTTGTTTGGCTCTGGTTTTGATGGGTTTGGCAGTTGGGTCAGGCTGCGGTGATGGCACCATGGAAACAAGTGAAATGGAAACTGGCGAAGTCATTTCCATCTGTGGGAAGACCGAGGACTTCGTGCCAATCAATAAATATCGAGGACCAGTCTCTTTTGTACATGCCCGTGAGGGTGCTGTCGGCCGTTTAAATCGAGGCTGTTCTGGGACATATATCGGATCCATCGGCGGTGCTAGAAATCTGTTCCTGACCGCAGGCCACTGCGGCAGCAAAGGTAAGAGTGCATCCGTGCAATTCAACTATGAAGCCAACGCCGATGGCCCGGTTGTGACTGTGAAAGGCGTTTTCATTGAATCCAAAAGCTCACCGGATTATGCTCTCATTCAATTGAATGCCAACCCTGGCGTGACTCCAACTCCAATCGGAAATTCGGCGACGAGCAGCCTCACCATTATTCAGCACCCGGCAGCCCGGCCCAAAGTTGTGGCCTTCGGCACGCTTTCCGGCAGCGCCAGCGGCTCGCGTATCTTCTATGCAGGTCTCGATACGATGGGTGGAAGCTCAGGATCAGGCATTCTCAATAAAAGCGGTCAACTGATTGGCGTACATACCAACGGTGGATGCAGTTCGTCAGGCGGTACCAATGCTGGGTGGACTATTTCGGGAATTCGCGCGGCCTCCAGCATTCTTTGATGCTAGCGCCGCCAGCAACTCCCGAAAAGGGCTGTGTCGAATATAACCTTGAAACCCCCCTCTCAATCATGCAAATATCGGGTTCGCGAAGAGCTTGTGGGAATGGTCAACACGGTAGCGGAGCGCGCGGGTTCCGGGTTCGAATCCCGGCCACAAGTTCACCTAAAAAAAAGCTCTTTCGTCGTGTGTGCCCAGAGACGATAGGAGCTTTTTTTGCGTTCAATCCACAGGGCATGAGAATATTGTGCGGCTCTGTTCACTGTAGGTAGTTTTTTCCTGTTTGACGAATTCCGGGCCGTATTCAACAACAGTTTTCTCTCCTTTGGCCAGTTCAACGTCAATCCTGGCGCCGGTTATAAGTTTTCCCTGGTAAACGATCTGGAGCACCACGTAAGTAACTTTGCAATCAATCGGGCTTACGAATTCAGAAAAACATGAGCCTGACTTACAGTATTCCTTGGAAGTTCCCAACTCAGTAAAGTGTTCGATATCCGGCAGCTTTGTTATCGGTTGAGCCGGTATCGTGTATGTTGTTGTGGTGGTCGTTTCCTCTGTCCCGCAAGCTGTGAGCAGGGCCAGGAAAATAAGCTTTTTCATTGCGAACTATACCTTTCATAGTGAAAAGGCCGTCCGTGGCCAAAAAATGGTGATCCTTGGATTTTTCTAGTCTTCTTTCAACATAGCCAATTCATTTGCGCATTGTTCTATAGCCATTGCCACAGCTCGGTTCAAATCTTCTTCTTTTTTTGATTTTACTTTTTTTTCCCTAATAGAATCAGCCTGAGATTGCCATCTTGCAACAAGATCACCTTTTGATCCTATCAAGTTCATTTGGGCAGGGCCAGGAAAAGGCTTTTTCATTGCGAGCTATACCTTTCATAGTGAAAAGGCCGTCCGTGGCCGAAATAAAAATCTATTTATTTTTCAAGTCATAAAAAATTACTTTTCCTTCGAGGGGCGTGGACGGCTCGCCAGCAGAATTTTAAGCTTTTTCTTAATGTTCTCGGTCGAGTCTGTTACCAGCATCATGATCTCGTCTTCATCGCTGGAAAAATTCTCAGCTTCGGACATAATTTCTGCGGCTAGTTCATCATTCTCATCAAGAAAACGAATCAGACAGGCAAGAGCTTTCTTTTCAAGTTTCCGAATCTTTTCATCATAGTTGATCATACGATATCCTTTCACTTTCTTACCTTCGGCCAGTCTTATACCCAGACAAGCACCACTTACATAATACTTATCGGCTTTTTTGCGTCGAAATATTAGCAGCTTAGGATTGTCGAGTGGTGACCATGCTTTAGATGGTGTGATTTCTGTCGGGTAGGAATTGAAACGATAAACCCGGCTTTTGGCCGGGTCAAGTAGCAGTGAATATCTTAGTAGCGGTCGGCCCGTTTCAGCGCTTCCTAAGCGATTCCCGGACGATCATAGGTACTGTTAGCTTATTTCTTTTTCTTTGCAACCGGAGGGGTCGAAATCATGAATTTCTGGATTTCCTGCAGGATAACTGAGCTTTCGCCACGAGCCAAATCATCAGCAATCAGCTTGCGTAGAGCGGCCTGAGCCTCAGGATTCGACACGGAAATCGTATCCTCAAGCTTTATCTCAATCGGTCCCTTCGGAGCCTTGGGCGGCTTAACAGGAGCCGGGAGCTGGCCCTTCTCGGCCGTAGACGAAGCCTTATAGACTTTCTGCCAGCCGATATGCTCGGCGTACTTCGAGGCTTTATAGACTTCCTCGATCGCGGTCCACGTATGGCCGTCCTCGCGCAGTACAAGAGCTGTTTTCACAAGAGCTTTCAGATTCTTCGTTTGGTCTTCGGCTTTGAAATCGAACTCAACTGATGGAAACTTTTTCATGACATATCCTTTCGTAAGGGCTTAATTGCCCGATGGATTAATTGATGGTTTTTATTTCTTTATGCAGAGCATACAGAATATTTGAACAAACCAGATTACTGTGGCCCAGAGATACTAGAGCTGTATTAAGTTCATCCCATGAATAAGAATCTTTTCTTTTAATAGCGACCAGAACCCTCGCGATTTTTACTGGAGTAAAATTCTGACTCATAAGGGTTTTATTTATTTGTTCCCAGGTAATGTTTTTCATTTCAAGTATTTCCTTTCTTACGTTTCAGCCTGTATAAGGCCCAGACAAGCACCACTTACATAATACTTATCGGCTTTTTTGCGTCGAAATATTAGCAGCTTAGGATTGTCGAGTGGTGACCATACTTTAGATGGTGTGATTTCTGTCGGGTAAGAATTGAAACGATAAACCCGGCTTTTGGCCGGGTCAAGTAGCAGTGAATATCTTAGTAGCGGTCGGCCCGTTTCAGCGCTTCCTAAGCGATTCCCGGACGATCATAGGTACTGTTTTCTTCCAATTTATATTGTGGTGCAGTCTAGGATTCGCCGATCCCATCGACTTTATTTTCACAGACGACGGGCTATACATCACAGAATAAAAGCTTTTTACGTAGGTGCCCGACTCCAGATACGCCTCGCTCATCCCGCCTGGATTCATTTGGGTCTGGAGCTGGTTTAGCGAAACCTGGTTAAGCGTGAGAAAGACTTTACCGATGATGCCGAGACTCAGATACGTGTTCACGTCCTCGTTGAGACGGCTCACGAACTTGAACGGTCGATCCGTCGAGCAGAAAAATGAATTCATGACCTTGCGCTTCGTTCTAATCGACTTCGAGAACGTGCCCTTATCGCCGCCCATATAGTCGCCGCCCTGACCCATTGCGATCGAAAGCGCACCGGACTTCATGAAAAATTTGAGCATGGCGCCGAATACGTGGTCAAGATTTCTACACTTCGCGTGCCTATAGCGTAGCTCCGAGTCGAAGCGGAATGAAAAAGCGTTATAATCGTCGTCGAGCACGCAGAAGTAACGAACCCCAAGTTTTCGGGCAAGATCAAAGCAGGCATTTCTTGCGTGAGTCGTCGTGCGTAGATTCTGAAAGTTATCCCCGTTGTCGGTCGTCATGGCAATGGCGGGCTTATCAAAGATGAGAACCTTATCGCCGAACTTCTCACGATACTGGTCAGCGGTCTTGTCCATGTTGTCGATCACGACGTAGTAGGGGCCAGTATAGCCGCAGCGTTCAAGGGTTTGGACCGTTATCACGCGATCGTGCCGACCGTGCGAAATAATAAAGACGGCAAAGTCATCTGGCAGTAAGGGTGTCGTCGTCATCGTCTCCGGCTCCTTCCTGATAAATTTCCGCAAGCTCATTCGTCAGCGTGATGAAACCATCTTCCATCGCCTTATTGAAGTCGATAATCACGAGAGCCGACGCTTCCATGAGGCGCTGTACTTCTGGCGAAGCGTGGGCGTAATACTCCGCTATCAATTGATAATTAAAAACAGTGTGCCTTTGTGCGGCTGATTTCAGAAAATCTTTGACGTTCGCTGGTATCGGAGCATCTGAAATCTCGGCTATAAGAGCCTCGGTTTTCCCGCGATCGTACATCACAGAAAGCTCGGGAGGGTGATCGGATTTAGGCTCATAGACGGGCGTATCGATTTTCCTGGTATAAGCCGAGTCATCATCGGGTGAATCCTCCCCCATGGAAAATTCAGGTAGTTCGATCTGAAAGTCAGGCAGATCAAACTTTCCGAGATCGAAATCCTCGCCATTGGTAAAGTCCGTGAAGCCTTCTCTATCAAGCTTTCCAAACTGCGATACGCTATAGAGAATCAGCTCTTTGGCCTCATGATAGGTCGCTGCTTTGACGAATGAGCATGTTATAGCCGGGATTTCCCAGCCACCCTTTCGCATTTGTTTCATGACATGGACGCGCTGATGGCCATCGATAATATAGGTAACTCCGCCCGACTCCCAAACATGTACGGTAAATTGAAAGCCTTTATCTATCAGAGATTGACGAAGCTTATTAAAATTTTCATCGCTCAGTTTTTTGAGACCACCCTGTAGCGGGGTCAGTTGCTCAATATCAAGAAGTTCGGTTTTTAGAATATGATTTTCAATGCGCATTGGAGAGTGGTTTTCCATTCATCCCAACCTTTATTTTATGCAATACGATTCTCGTATTATGATGATGCTGCAAATACTACGATGGAATCGATAGTTGATCAACCATGGTAATTGTGGCATATTATAGTTATAGAACCCATAAAAATTGCGGAATTAAAAGGTCGACAGCATGTCAGATCAGTTAAACGAAAGGAAAAAAACCGGGCGACCTGAGAAGTATAGGTCCGAGTATTGCGACCTCGTTCGGCGACTTATGAGCAAAGGCGAAAGCATTGCTGCGTGCTGTGCAGAGATAGGAGTGCCCAGAAAAACCTTCCTAGAATGGCAGCAAAGACACCCTGAGTTTCGTAATGCCTGTGAGCTTGGCAAAGAGGAATCACAACGCTGGTGGGAAAAGCTCGCGATGACGATAGCCACTGGAGCCGCTCACCAAAAGAGGAAGACCAAGGACGGAGAGGCGATCACTGATCATGAACATCTAAAAAAAGCGAACGATAAGATGGTCCAATTCCTTATGTCGCGCCGCTTTCCAGACTATTATTCGAAATCGAACATCGATAGCAACGCGCAGCCAGAAGACGAAAAGAACCGAATTCGGCTGGCCTATGATCCGAAGAAGGTGTAAATGGGAGTAGAAGATCCGGTTATTTCTAAGGCTAACTTGTCTGGCTTCATCCCCTTCGGTTACCAGTGCGACGTTCTCCGCTTCATTCGAAACCATGACTATAGGCTATTCACTCCCGAAATACTCCTTAGTGGGTCGGTCGGGTCGGCGAAGTCAATCCTGCTCGCTCACATCGCAATCCGGCACTGCATTGAATACCCAGGCGCATGCGTGGCGATCGGTCGGCGCTCGCTTTCGGATCTTAAGAAAACGCTCTTCCGGGAAGTCCTTGAGCACCTAGAAGATAGCATGATCGAAGGAGAGCACTATTCAACCCGGTTGAATACGGGGGAAATAGACTTTATAAACGGCTCGCGCATTATTTCTGTGACGTGGGGGGATCAGCGCTATGCAAAGTTCCGATCACTCAAGCTCAGCATGGTGCTGATCGAAGAGCTTACTGAGAACGACGACGAATTCGAACCAGGCTTTAAGATTTTGAAGGCCCGCTTGCGTCGTCTTCCAACGGTGGCCCAAAACCTTTTGATCTGCGCCACAAACCCGGACGAGCCCGACTCGTTTTGGTATAAATACTTCATCGAAGGCGCTGAAAGATTCCAAAGCCGTAAGGTTTATTACTCAATCACAAATGACAATCCCTATCTCGAAAAGATATATACCGAGCAGCTCTTGCAGGATTACTCGGTCCTTGAGGCAGAGCGCTACCTTCGAGGGCGCTGGATATCAATTGCGGGCAAAGGCATATACCACGCCTATTCCGAGGAAATGAACCTCCTGAAAGCGCCGTACCAGTGGGATCGCACGCTCCCCCTGCGAATCGCATTCGACTTTAACACCGCGGAAGGGAAGCCACAGTCTGCGGCTGCCTTTCAAATGAAAGGAAAAGCCGATTCGGTTTCATTTCATTTCGGCGCAGAGAGTATTATCGATGACGCCAAATGGTGCATTGATAACCTGGATGACTTCGAAGCCCGTGGCGTCTTCGATGGGTTCCAGAAATTTATCGTCTATGGGGACGCTACAGGGCGGGCTAGGTCATCGAATAGCCTTCGCTCCAACTACGAGCTTATCGAGGAATGGTTTGCCCAGCGGAGACTCGTCTGCCAGCTAGCGGTTCCCAGGACCAATCCCCCGCTCGTGCGGCGCTGGACGACCGTCAATGCCATGTGTCAAAATGCCAAAAATGAGGTAAGACTATTTGTGTATAAGGATTGTCCCGTACTCAATCAGGGTATGAAGCTGGCCCGGAAAAAGGAAGGTACCAGCATTGAGGACGATTCGAAACGCTATCAGCACGTAACGACCGCCATAGGCTATGCGATATGCTTCTGCAAGGACTATCAAAGCGAAAGTAAGGTGATAAAGCTATGATTGATATTTTCGATGAGGCCACGAGGAAAATGATTGCGTCGAAAATCCGAAACGAAAGCGAGCGGATTTACTATAATCAGTCTATTTTCTCAATCATGGAAGGGAATATGAAGTCCCTCCTGGAAAAGAGAATGATGGATGATCTTGGCCTTAAGTCATTCAGTTCAGCACGTGGCAGGCAGGCTCCTATCAATGTTTTTCGTAAAGTTATCGACAAGCTTACGAGGATATACCAGCAAACCGTTGTTCGGAGCGTGCAGAACGGAAACGATCAGGACATGGAGTTGCTGCAATGGTATGAAGGCGTGCTAGGAATCAACGCAAAATTCGGGAAAAATAACGAGAATTTTAATGCATACCACTATTCTCTTTTGCATATCGGGCTGAAAAAACCTGACGACATATCCGCTAGAATATACAACCCGAACATGAAACAGCCTTTCATCAGGTCAATTCCTAACCATCAATTCATTATCATTAATACAAGCCAAGAGGACCCGACAAGTCCCGACATTATCATAACCTTCATGGAAAAAAGGAAGGATGCGAAAGGCAGGGTAGAGTCAGTCTATTACGTCTATACAAGCGAACAGTTTATGATAATGAATGATCAGGGTGAAGTTGTGGCAGACCTCATGCTTGAGAATGAACAGGACGGAAACAACCCCTACGGGGTGGCCCCTTTCGTTTATGCGAATAACTCCGAAGATAACGTCATGCCCGAAATTCAAACCGACTCGATTGACATGGCGCTCTTGATCCCGCTCCTGCTCACTGACCTCAATTACGCCGTCAAGTTTCAGGCTTTCAGTATGTTCGTCGCTATTGATATCGAGGATAAGAATATCGAAATTAGCCCGAATTCTATTCTCTCTTTCCGCTCATCGCCTACGGGGGAAAAGCCAAGCTTTGACTCAATCAAGCCGACTGTTGACATTGATCAGGTCTTGAAACTTGCAAGTTCCACGATGGGCCTGTGGCTTTCGAGCAAGGGCCTGCGCCCTTCATCCATAGGCGGCCTTTCGGTTGATATGGCTGCAAGCGGTATCAGTAAGATCATTGACGAAGCTGACACGTATGAAGCAATCAAAAAGCAGATAGTCATTTATGAAAGATTCGAAAAGAACTTTTGGGAGAAGCTCCTGAAGGTAATGCACCCACAATGGGTCGCGGCTGGCATAGTCGAAAACAAAACGATATTCAGCACAGAGGCCCGCATCGTAACCCGCTTCAGTAAACCAGTGCCCCTGCAGACAAGAGGGGACCTTGTAAAAGACCTGGAAGCGGAAGTCCTGGGCGGGTTCACATCGGTGAAAAGGGCTCTGTCCATCCTCAACCCGGAAATGAGGGAAAGCGAAATAGATATGCTGATATCTGAAGTGGAAGCGGAAAGGCCAAAAATCATAGCGATGCAAGCAGCTGTAAAAGGAAATTCATCACCGGATGGCAGCGGAGGCAATGACGACGAATGAGAAACCGCGACACGCACCTGAAGCTGAAAATTCCGGCTGACTTCAACCCTGAAATGCGGCAAGACCTTGCCCAGCGTGTCATTGAATTCATCCAGGACCGAAGCAAAAAGGGATATAACGTGTCCGGACGCGACTGGTCGGGGAAGGCTGGCCAGTATACTGAAAGCTATGCAAAGCAAAAGGGGGTTTCCAAGGATGGGCCTGTGGACTTATCCCTCAGCCACGAAATGCTTGACGCTATCGGCTACCTTCCCTCGCTCAGTGCGGCTGGTCAGATCACTGTCGGCTATAGGAAAGGTTCAAAGGTCGAAAGGAAGGCTGAGGGTAATATCCTCGGCACATACGGGCAGGAGTCTCCGATACCGGGGAAGGCCCGTCCGTTCCTGGATATTCTCAAACGTGACCTTGATAAGCTTATCCGTGAGGTGAGGAATGACCGCGAAACTTGAGGGAACCCAAACCGTCGTCAATGCGTTCTCCAAAATCATCGCTCAGATCAATTCACCCGAAGCCATGCGAAACCTCGGCGGCTATCTGATTCAAACAATTCGAAAGCGGACGCGCGGGGAAGCTAAGGGCGTATCGGTGCCTGGTGGAAATGCGGCTAGGCTTAGGCGAGTCACAGACAAGTATGCCAAATGGAGAGTAAAGCAACAAAGACACCCAGAGGCAGCGACCGGGCGGACCAGTAACCTCACCTTCAAAGGGAAAATGCTCGATGCCATGATTTTAAAGAGAGCGACGAAATCCCAGCTGTTCATAGGTTTCCGGTCGCAAAAGGAAGCTGATAAGGCCGTGTGGCAAGAAGAACAAGGGCGGAGGTTCCTTGTTCTATCAGGCAAGGAAATCAAGGATGCAGCCGCTTATGTGAAACGTAACTTGGCAAGACGCTAGTGGGCCATTGACAACTATTTTTAATGGAAGGTATAACAGTGTCAGATTCACACTCCTCAGACATCCCTGGCGGGGATTCAATTGGTCCTGGTGGGGCCTTATCGAGCGGTGATAAACCGAAGCAAATTTCTTATGAAACGTACGAGAAAACGTTAAATCAGGAAAAGAGTCTTCGGAAAAGGCTGCAGGAAACCCAAGAAAGACTTTTGATATTCGAGAATGAGCAAAAAACCGTTCAAGAGCAGAAGCTACTGGACGAAAAAAGACATCTCGAATTCATTGAGCAGTTGAAACGAGAAAAGGCTGAGGCACTTGAGAAAGCGCAGCGCCTTGAACGTGATCAGACTGACTTTCGCAAGCTGAATGCAGCTATGGGACTCCTTCAGGAAAAAGGTATACAGCTGGAAGCGAAATACCTCGGCCTCCTTCCATTGGATCAGATAGAGCTGACAGACGAAGGGTCCATTGACCATACCTCTGTCGCAAACGCTGTCGATTCATTCGCAAAGGAGCACCCAAGGCTAACGCTCCCTGCCAGCAAGTTTCTCCCGAACGATAAAACCGGAAATTCGGCGCAAAAGATGAGCGTCGAGGAATGGAAGCGGCTTCCTTACAAGGAAAAACAGGAAGCAATGAAGTCAGGACGGGTGAATCACAGCTTTAAATGGTAAACGCGGGAAGGTGATGTTTCATCCCTTCCCATAAAAAACGCCAGGGAAGGGACGATCAAATGGCAAATACAGATCTAGACAACGT